CCAGAGTTTTCAGCACTTTGCGGATTTTTAAGAAAAATTCATACAAAAATACTTATTTTGTTTTTTTGATTTTAACGATATTCCGCAAAACCATTTATAAGCCGTTAAAACCTAGAAAAAAAGCAGTTTGTGAAAATCCTAAAATTTACATAACTGTTTGCAAATCTTTATAAATTAACTGAAATTGGTACATAATTGGTACATGGATTGGTACATAATCAAAATACTAAAAAAATAATTAAAAAAGCCCTATGCAATGATAAAAAATTGATAAAGATGTGATAATTCACATCTCTTTTTTTATGCAAAAATTTAATCAAAGGAGGGAACGTCAGATGATTACAGACGCAATGCGAGAACGTATTTTTGGCAATGAAACAGTAATGAAGAGAGTTGACCTTGTTACGCTGTCCCTTATTTTGAAAACAATAGATGAAGTTTTGGAGGAGGGCGAAAGAAATGCAGATGAATCCGTATCAGACATATCAGCAGGCTCCGGCTATGACTTATAATCCGGGTTTTAACGCTTATCAATACAATCCGATGCAAAACGTACAACAGAGGTTGCCGCAAGAGCAGATGCAACCACAGCAAGTACAGCAACCGGCACCTATGTCCGGCATGGTAGGTAAAATGGTCGGAAGAATAGAAGATATAGCTCCGCAGGATGTACCAATGACTGGGGCCCCGGCGTTTTTTCCAAAGCAGGACTTATCAGAAATCTATGTTAAGGCATGGAACAGCAACGGCACACTAGATACTGTCGTTTTTAAGCCTGTTCCGATGGCAGATGGTATAAATCCTATGGATGGTGGTAAAAAACTCGAAATAGGGCTATCTGACGATGTCACAGGGGCATTTATGAAACGATTCGATGAATTGGAAAGCAAAATATCATCTATTGAATCGTCATTGACAAAAAATACATCGAAAAGCGCAAGATCTTCAACTAAAAAGGAGAGTGATGCTGAATGAACCCAATTAACATTATTCAAATGATGACAAGCGGAAATCCTCAGCAGGCAATTCAAAGCATAATTGAAAACAATCCTAATGTTCAAAACAATCCGCTTGCACAGAACGCCATGAAAATGTATCAAAACGGAGATACAAGGGGTTTACAGAACATGGCTGAAAATATGTGCAAAGAGCGTGGCATTACGGTAGACCAAGCCAAACAACAAGTTATGGAACTTGTTGTTTGGCTATATATTTAACAAACATTGATACATTTTGGGTCGTGCGCACAAAAAGACCGGTTACCCGATGTAAATAAATTTACGGAGGTAAACCAAAATGTTTAATGGAAATTCACCAAGTCTTGCCGATATTGCGGCAGTGACAGGAAACAACAGGAACAATGATGGTATGTGGGGCGGTGATGGCTGGTGGGCTATTATCATCTTCGCTATGATCTTCGGCTGGGGTGGCTTCGGCGGTAACGGCTGGGGCGGCAATGGCGGTGGAACGGGATCTACAGCAGCCGCATACACAGACAGTGCAATTCAGAGAGGATTTGACACACAGTCTATCATCGGAAAGCTTGACGGAATCAACAACGGTTTGTGTGATGGTTTTTATGCGATGAATAACGGTATGCTTACTGGGTTTAATGGCATTAACACCAATGTAATGCAGACCGGTTACGGAATTCAGCAGGCTATTAACGCTGATACTGTAGCGAATATGCAAAACACAAATGCTTTACAGTCGCAGATCGCTAGTTGCTGCTGTGACGTAAGAGAGGCTATTCAGGGTGTAAACTACAACGCAGCTCAAAACACATGTGCTTTGCAGAACACAATGAACAACAACACCAGAGACATTATTGACAGCCAGAACGCAGGCACCCGTGCAATCCTTGATTACCTTTGCCAGGAAAAAATCTCTAGCCTGCAAGCGGAGAACAGTGATCTTCGCAGAGCGGCTTCGCAGGATCGCCAGTCTGCACTCCTGACAGCTGCAATGAACACACAGACACAGCAGATTATCAATTCTGTAAATCCTACAGCTGTTCCGGCGTATGTCGTTCCTAATCCTAACGCATATGCTTATGGTTGCGGATGCAATACGGGTTGTAACTGCTAACAAATGAATAATTGAGTATCTTAATTGAATTAACTCAATCTAAACCGATCTAAACCGATTTAAACCGATTAAAAACCGTTTTTAGTCTAAGTTTAGTCCAAGTTTAGTCCAAGTTTAGTCAAGAGTTAGTCGAGATTATGTCTGCTAAGCAGTATTACTTTTGAATCAGAGGGCAGACTGCAATGTTTGCCCTTATTTTTATGAAAGAGAGGTAAAAAACTATGGAAATAACAGGAATTGCGTTACAAACAGTTGCCGCCGGAGAAGATGTTGCATTTACAGAAACACCAGTATGCGGAACTAAATGTATAGTCCACAGACAGGGGAGCGGAATCATTAAGCTTAGAGGAATAACCAATCAATGCAGGGCTAGGTTTTTAGTATCGTATTCCGGCAATATTCAGATACCTACAGGCGGTACAGTTGAAGCTATTTCCCTTGCCATTGCAGTAGACGGAGAACCATTGCAGTCAACACAGATGATCGTCACTCCTGCGGCTGTAGAGAATTTCTTTAATGTCTCCGCACAGGCTTATATTGACGTTCCTTGCGGTTGCTGTAGCACTGTTGCCGTGCAGAATACGTCAGCACAAGCTATTGAGGTTCAGAACAGTAATTTGATTGCTGTCCGTGAAGCATAGGGGGTGTTGGTTATGGATATCAAAAGAATGCACAGTATGATCGAAAAGCTGACAGAAGTGGCTTGTTGTGAGTTTGACAAAGGTATTGACAATATCAATGTCGAAGAAATGGGCGAAGCTACGGACATGATGAAAGACCTTGCCGAAGCTATGTATTATCGCACTCTTACAAAGGCAATGGATGAATCTGATTCAGAGGAAATACTTGCGATGATGGAAAAATATGGCGATAGACGTCATTATGACCATTACCGTTACGCTGACGGCAGATTCGCTCCAAAGGGAAGAGGTACACGCCGGGGATATGATGAACCACCGTATTACCATATGGATCCGGAGTGGGATCGTGATATGGATAGACGCGATGGTAAAATGCATTACACCGACACCGGCATGAACCGCCCGGAAACGAAAGAGAGCAATTATGATCGTGCAAAACGTCATTACACGGAAACGAAAGATATGCACAAAGCTGACACGCCGGAGGATAAGCAGAAAAAGATGGAATCTCTTGACAGCTATATGAAAGAGATTACCGGAGACGTGACAAAGCTTATGCACGATATGACGGCAGAAGAAAAGAATTTACTTAGAAACAAGCTTTCAACGCTGGTTTCTAAAATTTGACAGTGAGGTGATGGCGTGATGTTTACGATCAATGATACGGCGTGGGATGTTGTGATTGTTCCACCGGATGATTACCGGCTGCTTCGGAGTGATGACACTATGAGCATCGGTGTTACCGACAGCAATACTCACGAAATTTACATTTCCAGCCTTGTAAAAGGTGGATTTTTCAGAAAAGTGCTTACTCACGAAATATGTCACGCCATTTGCCTTAGTTATGACATTTATCTGCCGCTTGAGCAGGAAGAAGTTTTATGCGACTTTGTAGCAACGTATGGAGATGAAGTGTTTGAAATCGTTGATATGTTGCTATCGTCTATGAGGAGGGTTGCGTGATGGATATTAAACAGCTGCTTGACTACGTTCGCCGGACGAATCCGGATATTACAGAGGAGAAATTGGTCAAAGAATTATCAGTAAACGGGTATGCTTCACGTTCTCTGATTATGACCGCAGAAAATAATACTTGCAAAAATGTTGGAGATATGATATTGTAGTTATACAATTTAATATATTCTACAAGTTATCCATAAAAGCTATCGGGCATTCAAGCGGCGTCCGGTAGCTTTTTTGTTGCAAATTATTTTTAACTATGGTATAATACATTTATAAAATGTAAATTAAAATGCATTTTATGTTTTTTTGCACAATTTATAATTTGAAGTACACGACGCACATTGTGCAAAATGACGAAAGCGAGGTGCAACGATATGGTCAATAACTTCGACAACACGAATGGAATTTGCGTGAACACGAAGGATGATGTTTTGCGTGAACGATTTATTTACGGTGCGGAGCTGACCGGCAAGTATGGTTTTCCGCAGTTGCCACCGATAAATGCATCAGTGGACAGATTGCGACCGGTTCCGTTTAATTCAGCATCGAAAGAAAAACATCCGGCAGACTGCCTGTGTCATTTTTTCATAGACGATAATTTGTTTGAACGGCTATGGAACAATCCACAAAAATATTTTGATATGCTTGGCAATTTCAAATATATCGCCGGTGCTGATTTCAGTTTTTACGATGATATGCCGGTAGCGTTGCAGATATACCAGGTATACCGATCGCGGGCGTTGTCTTGGTGGTTGACGCTAAACGGTATGGATGTGATACCGGTTGTCGGCTGGGGGTCAGCTGATACATACGACTTTTGTTTTGACGGTCTGCCGATACACAGCACTCTAATAGTCAGCACAAACCGTTGTTTTACAGATGCCGGAAAGCATTGCTATATAACAGGATTCCGCGAAATGGTCCGGCGTCTGGAGCCGCTCCGGGTCCTTGTGGTTGGCAGACCGATAGAGACAGGAACGGAAGAAACGACAGAAATAATATATCTTGACAGCTTCGGGCAGGAGCTAACGGAAAAATTAAGGGGGTGCAAGGATGGGGAGCAGATCCGGAACGAATAAAGGCGGCTACGTCTTCGGCGCTGACGCTATCGCTGAAACGTACATTGTTGAGCGTGACGGCGTGAAGATTATCCGCTTGCGGTGGCATTTTAAGCACTACAAAAAGAAATTAAAAGAAATCAAAACAAAAAAATAAGGGGCGAAAGCCCCTTGTATCATTTCTGCAACTTCTCCTTTTGCATTTCTGCCATGTATTCAATTGAATTGATATATGACCACGGCAGGTTATATAAAGAAACGTAATATTTAGCTTCTCCACTTTTTGAAATGTAGGCAATCTTTTTTAAATCGCCGTTATCTTGAACGGTCTTATCAAATACCGTTATTCCGTTTCCTAAAGCTCCAAATAATAAATTTTTATCCATTTTGCTACTCCTTTCTATCCCCCGGAGAAATCCGGGGGATGGGTGAAAATTATTTGACCGCTGCACGTTTCAAAATGTCCCAAAGCTCCGCACGCTTCCCGTTTACCATTGCTCGTGCTGTGGCGATATCAACGCCGGTATAATCGGAAAGCATCGTTGAAACCGCCATAAATGAGGCATATTCGTTTTTATACGCCAAATCGAACATCATTTCAGCGTCGGCATTTTCTGGCTCCCGGTCGTAGTCATCTTCTGCGTGATTTGCGATTTCCTCCAGTCTTTCCAGCCTTGCCAGTTCTTCAATCATTTTTTCAACCATAATATATAATACCATCCTTTCATTTTGTTTTGGTCTGCCATCATCAGCACCGGGAGACCGTCCCGCGGTGGACGCTCCGGAATGGAGCGTTTCGGCTAGTATTCACAAGGCTTTTCATAGCGGATTATAGCTACCTGTTCACCTGTGCTTTTTAGCGTTCCGAATCCGTTAAACATCGGACCATTTAAGCCTAATAATTTAGGCTGGTTATAAAGCTCTTGCCGCTGTCTTCTTAATCTGTGCCGGCAAATCATAAACGCATTTCTCGCCGCTCTCAAGTGTTCCTATAACCATATCAATTACCTCCTATTTTTTAAAATCCCTATTGGGTAAAGCAAGCCGGGGGATTGAACCCCGGAACCGTCTGCCGGTCTTGCTACTTGATCGACAGCTCCAGACTGTCAATGTTGCCTTTCTCCATCTCCTCAAGAATAGCTGCAACCTCTTCCTTGATAGATCCCTCTGCCGGATCTGTGAAGGTATAATCTTCGTTGTATTTGCTCCCTGTGATCTTAATTGAATATGCCATTGCTTTGTCCTCCTTATTATTTAATTATTGTAACTGTGATATCGTTGTCGTTGTTAAGTGCTTTGATCTCCTCGATTGTGAGATCAACAATACCTACTACAAATCCATCTACCTTGATTTCTGCTTTTCTCATTTTTCTTTACCCTGCCGGATGTTCCGGCTCCTTTCTTTTGATCTTGAATACATTATAGCACCGTCAATATAGAATTGCAATAGGGTATTGCAATATAGAATTGAATTTGTGAAAAATGTACAAAATAATCAATTGCAATATAGTATTGTTGTATAGAATTGCAATAGGGTATTGCAATATAGAAAGTCATATGATATATTTAATAAAAATGATGAACAGGGGGCGTTTTTATGCAAGCTACACAAAAAGAAAGAAGCGATTACTTAAAAGAAAGAATCCGCAAGCAGAACATTGAAGCAAAAAAGAAATGGGCTTCTATAACATGCAGGATTCCGATTGGAAGCAAAGACGAGATTGTAAAGAGAGGCGAGACTATAAATGGTCTTGTGAACAAGCTTATAGCGGAATGGATTGCCGAAAATCCAGAAACGAAGAAAGACCCGGCACCAGTAAAGGAGCCGGAACAAGAAAGATATTTCACGTTTCCACCGAAAGCAAAGGAGCGGACACCGGAAGAAGAAGCGGCAAAGTGGCAATCTTTGCAAGATAAGGTTGATCAGAAGATGGCTATACAGAAGGCAGAGTTAACAGAAGAGGAAGAAAGAAATCGCGATAGATCCGTGTCTATTTTTGGCGAAAAAGATTAAAATTGTGAACAATTATTTATTGCAATTCTATATTGCAATAGGGTATTGACAACATAATGATATCGTTATATAATGTTTATAGATAAAAAAACAACCCGCCGCAGGGTGAAGCGGATGAAAGGAGAACGATATGTTAGATTTTGAAAAATTAAACAATATGCCTTTTGAGGAGGCAGAAAAGCTAGTTTTCGCAGATGGCTATAAGCAGGACAGCGAAGCCAAAAGCAAGTGTGCATCCGGGGAAGCTGAAATGATCCTTGATTCATACTACAAAAAGTTCGACGAGGACGAAGAAAGCACGATTTCTTTTGTGCAGCTTTACAACGTTGTAAAGCATAACGAGGGCGACCTTGACGACATAGAGGTTGTCAAGTCGTATTGGGAGGAGGTATAAAGCATGAATTATAAAAATCAAAAGTGGTATGTCTTAGATGACAATACAAGATTCGGAGGAATGGACATTTTCGGAACTGAAACGCCGTTTGATACCGTTGAGGAAGCGGCAAAAGAGGCTGAAAGCCAGTGGAACCACCTGACTTATCGCGAGAAAAAGCGGCGCGATATATCGGTCGTAAAAGGTTCAGCACTGGAAGATGGCTCACTCGACCTTGAACAGGGCTATGACCCCGTGGTTATGTTCCCGACCGGTTGTGAAAATGAATAATGCAGACAAAATGAGGGCGGAGCTATCCGCCCAGATGCTAAAACTTACGCCGGAACAGCTTTATAAGCTAATTAACACGGCGGAAGAGCTAGAGCCTGCTCTTGAAATTCTGTGAAGAGGAAGCACCTTGAAAGATAGGTGCTTTTTTATTTTGCACAAAAATAATACACTAAAATAAATACCTTTTGCACAATAGGAGAAAAGAAGAAAGAGAAAAGGAAAGAAAAAACGAAAAAGAAAAGAACCAAAAGAAAAAGATAAAAATAAAGTAAAAGATAAAGAATAAAAGACATATATATTATATTATTTATTATTATATATATATTTATATTATATATATTATATACAGCGATTAAATTATTATTTTTTTAGATATTGACAAAATAAAAATATTGGTTTATAATTTCAATTACAATTTAGATCTGAATCGCAGCCGGAACTACCGGCAGAGGATCACCCCGGAGCCGTGAGAGGGGAACGATACTTGAAGCGATAGGATGGACGAGCTAGGACGGCAATGAAACGCTCACAGGAATGACCAGAGGTGTTATATATGCACCTGCTAGGTTTTTCTTGTGGGCGTTTTTTATTTGATTTTAGGAGGTGAGAACGTGGAGCGATTAGAGGATGAGCCGTTGACCGGCGATGTATTTGCTAACGAGATTGAATATTATTTACAGGAATTTTGCGAACAGAGAAAACCACCTATCGAGGATATGACCACAGCGCCGCAGGGAGTATGGAACGCAGCTCTTTTATATATTCAACATCACCTTTTTAAGGGAACAAATAAATTAAAAAGTAAATCACGCATTAATAATATTAATAATAATATACCTACCAACAATAATGCGTATAACTATGAATTAGTAAATGATATATGTGATATATATATTTATATTTGTAATATATACAACAAAGAGGTTAGTATAATGGGGTTTAGTAAATTAACTGGTATTAATCAAGATACATTTCATGATTGGCATAATAAAATTAATAAACTAAGCAATGCGGGTTGTGAGATTTACAAAAAATTATCGCAGGAAAGGGAGGAGAGCTTGAGTGCGAAGCTGGTAGACAGTAAGCAGGCAGTGGCTCAGATCGCCATTCTCAATAAGCACTACGGATGGAACCTTCCGGGCGTAAGCAAGGAGCGAGAAGCGAAGAAAGCCCTTACAGCAGCAGACATCAGATCTAGGTTGTCTGACAGCAAACACACCGAAACACAAGATATTGTGGATGGTGGATAAATGGTACAATATATGGTGGTTGGTCTGTGGGATAAACTGCGGTTTATCCAAGAGAGCTAAAAGAACGACGGGAACAGGACGGAAAAGCACCGTTCCGGGATCATTCCACGGGTCCAGACAAAAGAGGGGTGTCCCACTCTGTACCGGACGCCCTAGCGGGCGTACTAAGCCCCCCAAATATTCTCAAAAACAAAAAGACCTTGGCGTAGATAGGGTAGCTCCCGACAAGCTGCAACCTTTCACAGCTTCTACGCCGATTAAAGAAAGGGTATGTCTATAGATGCAAGGATAAATGAAAGGTGGTCTATATATGAACGATTTACAAGTATTCAGCAGTACAGAGTTTGGTAGCGTACGGACAATAACCATAGACGGGAAAATAATGTTTGTCGGGAAGGATGTAGCAGACATTCTTGAATATACAAACACAGCGAAAGCGATTAGAGATCACGTTGACGATGAAGATAAGCTGACAGAACGAACCGTTCTATCAGGTCAGAATCGAGAAGTGATCTTCATAAACGAATCCGGTCTTTATAGTTTGATATTTTCTAGCAGAATGCCAAACGCAAAGAAATTTAAGCGTTGGGTTACGAGCGAAGTGATACCGAGCATTCGGAAAAACGGATACTACGATATGAGAGAAAGTAAAACGGATTCGTACATGATTGAGGATCCGGCAGAACGTGCAAGACGTTGGGCGGAAGAGTACGAAGAGAAAAAGTTGCTAGAATGTAAAGTCACGGAGCTTAAACCAAAGGCTGATTATTTTGATGGGCTGGTCGATAGCAAACTTTTAACGACATTTAGAGATGCGGCAAAAGAATTTCAAATGTCACCAAAGAGCTTTAACAAGTGGCTGACAGATCACGGATACATTTACCGTGACCGGCACGGAATTATTAAGCCATATGAGCAGTATAGAAAAAGCGGTTTATTTCAACTTAAAGATTTTAAGACCCCTCACGGTTATTCAAATGTTCAGACATATTTGACCGTTAGAGGGAAAGAAACATTCCGTTTACTTATGGGGGTTGAACAATGATAAGAACAACACCGAATAAATTATTTCTTTTGCCGTATAAATTCCCGGAAGTAGACATAATACACTTATTTCGTGGCTATTACTTAGTTAGTAAATACGGCAATGCTGATAACTGGATAAAAAGACATAGTTATATTTTGGTGAAAGTTGAGTAAATACATTGAATTGAGCGAGAAAGATGAAAATAGGTCGTAAAGAGATCGACGATGAATGTACGAAATGCGGTCGGATGTTTGAATGTGATTTATTCAAGGCCGGTCACGGGATTAATTGTCAGCGTAGTAATGTCACTGATATGGTTAAATGTCAGTTTGAACATTTAGATAAGCGAAAAGGAGGTAGAATCTATGAGACAGAATAGAAACATTCGTTGCCCTACTTGTTGATGGGAAAGGAAAAATCAATAGTCTGAAATAAACGTGTCATAAATTAACCTTTTAATCGTTATGGCTTGCGGGCGTTTGATTGGTCTCTTCGCCCGTAAGTGATGGGGTATCGCCAAATGGTAAGGCATGGGATTTTGGTTCCCATACTTCCCGGTTCGAATCCGGGTACCCTAGTTTCCGGCAGGTGCTTTTAGTATTATACTTTTTCTCCCCTGCCGGAACCATGATGCTACATGCTATTTGCATTGTACATCTCCTTTCTAACACCCCTCTAGTGGAAAGCTGATTAAAGATCCGTCACAAGGATCGGAGGGGATTACTTGAGCATCTATCCCACGATGCTCAAGCGTGTAAATCAACTTACGCTTTTTGGCATGAGCGTAGCCGTAACAGGCGGTGTCATTTCATACAAAATCCTCCATTGATATTGTATGTTTTTGAGTGGCAAGCGCATGGGGCGTCCGTTATTCGTGCAGACGGAAAGATGGTTCAAATCCATCCTTGCCATTATCCGGCACGGGATTTATTCCTGTGACCGGCTGGTCTTACTGAAAGACTGGTGGACGGAGGCTGGAACGCCAGTTGGAGGTTTTCACTCCTTTACTCCAACATAAAGGAGAATTGCGGTTCGAATCCGCAACCGTCCGTTTTGCTTTTGAGAATCAGTTGTGCAGAAACCAATGATATCAATGGAAGAACAGAAACTACATGATTTCTTGAAAGTAAGTATTTTACAACAAACTAGGTGATGCAGACCGAAAAGCAGACCTACGACTGCCTGTTTGTTGTTTTTATTGATCGTAGAGTTTAGCACATAAAGCGTGGTGCTGTTTATGTTTCGTAGGAGGTAAACAATATGAATTATAATGAGCTGTTTATAAACAAAGACGATGTTTTACTTATCCGAAAAACGCTTGTAAAGGTTTTGGGCAATCTGAATGAAGCTGTTGTTCTTAACCAGATACATTATTGGCTTGAAATCAATAAAAAGGCAGATAAAAATTTTCGTGATGGAAGATACTGGATTTTTAATACATATCAGTCGTGGAAAGAAACCGATTTTGATTTTTGGTCAGTAGACACGATCAGAAGAACAATAACAAGTTTGGAAAAAAAAGGCATTGTTATTACGGCTAATTACAACAAAATGAAAATTGACAAGACGAAGTGGTATTCCATTGACTATGAAAAGCTGCAAAGCCTTGTTGACAACTACGATATGGCAGATTGCGTTCACGACATGGCAAATTGCACAGATGGACATGGCAATCTCAGCAAAGCAATACCAGAGACTACTACAGAGAATACATACAAAGACTACATAGAGGATAATACATCATCTAACGATGATGGAAAGGTAAATACATCATTTTCAGAAAATGATGAAAAATCAAAACTCACAAAATCAGAATTGCAGAAAAAGCAAAAGGACATGTCTAAACGCTTTTATAATATCTGCGATGTATCTATCGGTCATGGTGATTTAAAAGAAGCAGTAAATAATGCTTTTAATCTTTACATGGATTTGTTTACAGAGAAAACAGGGAAGATACATCCAATATTGAGAGATGAAACGCTGATTGACGTATGTTCGGCTTTGTCGCACATAAACGATAAAGAGTTTAATCATTTTGAGGAGTTTGATTTTGCAAAACCAAAAGAAGATGGAACAATGCCGTTGGAAGAAATGGTAAGATTGCATTTTGCTAGAAGCCACAATGGTAAGACAGATTATAGCATAGCTCATTTTTGTAACAAAAAGTATCTTTTGAAACTGGCACAATTTGTTATGAGTTAGGAGAAATATGAATTTTTCTGATATTGCACCAAAAGATTATAGCTGCCACTTCCACGATTGTCGGTATAACGCTTTTGGGTGTTGCACTGACGAAGAAAATCGTGAAAAGTGTTTAGAAATTGTGAAATTAGTTTTGTGTATGGAGGAAAACGATGATTGAATGGATTTTTAACCATTGGCTTTGCAGAAAAATGAAAAATCTGACGCAAATACCGTTTTTTTATATGACATTTGACTACAGGAAATATAAAAGGTACGGGAAAGAGAATAGCTGCACACTTCATTGTTTGCCAGAAATTGCTAATGATGAATTTGTGAAAAAGAGATTAAGCGAGGTTGTTGATTATGTCAGAGATAATTACGATCTTGACGAAATTGTGAGGATTTAGGTATGTTTGGAACGGTAAATGCAATCAAAAAGACAGAAAAGACTTTGGAAAAGATAAAATCTGACTTTTATCCGGAATACAGATATGCTGTGACAGATTTTTATACCGGCGAATTTCTTTATGCAACAAAGACTTTCGATAAGGCTATGGAAGATAATCTTGAGAGAATGGTTATCATTACGGATTTGAGAAGTTTCTAATTTGCCTGTAAATCAATTTTAGGACAAAAACAAGGAATTGTGCATAAAGAATAAAATCGTTTGAATATGAGCGATATACAAGGTGTAGGAGGGATTATATGACGGTCAATATAGGGAAAAGTATTTATGAGGGAATTTCTATTGTTCAGTTTAATGAACTTCTGAAAATCGCCAGTGATGCCGTTCCGTTTGGAATTTATGCTATCGAGAGAAAAGGCGTGGCTATTATGCTAAGAAAGAGATATAAGTCAAAGCCTGCGTTGCGAAAAGCCGTAAAAGAGTATATGGACGGTGGCTACACGGTGCATTGTAACGGATTGTAAAATGGGAAATGCCTTAGAAATGTTAATATAACTACAAACGAAGGAATAAAAGCACTTAAAAGGGCAAAAGAACTAGGCGTTGAGATGCCTAAAGATATTGAAAACTATTTCAAAGAATATGGGATTGAGGTGTAATATGTGTGAATTTTGCAACGACAAAAAGAAGAAGATTGAAAACGGCTATACATATGGCAGAGCATATATAAAATCAACCAATTATGGATATTGCTATAAACTTTGTTATGACAACAGCGGCGAAGAATATGGAGAGGGTGAGTTTGCAATCAATTATTGCCCTATTTGCGGTAGAAAGTTGGCGGAGTAATGGCGGAACCTTTAAGTAAATTAGCAGAAAAATGTAAAAGTTGCCCTAAATCTAAAAAATGTGACCATAAAAGAATGGAGTTATGCGTTTTGGCGGATTTGCCAAAACAAAATCTTGCAAATGCTACACAAGACATTTTGATAGATGCGGAAATGCCGGTTTTGAGGGAAGAAATAAAAAGCCCTTTAAGTCCATTTAGGTACAAAGACGAATTAGAAAAAGCACTAAATGATTTCCATTTTGGAAATAGGTTTATGAATGGTGCTTAGAAAGTTGGTGAAGCGGTGAATCTTGCAGAAGCAAAGGAAAAATATTATCCAACATACAAATATGCACTTGTTGATGCTAAAAGCAACAAACCACATTCGCTTTATGTTGATAGAAAAACTGCTGAAGAAGAAAGACGCGATTTATGGAAATGTTATAGTGCTGTGCTAATTGTTATTGATTTGTCGGAGGTGGAAAAATGATTAAAGAAGCATTGCTTGCCTGTTCAAGTAACGGAATTATCACATTATCACTTGATGGCAAAATGGTAAGGGGATTAGTAAGCATTGATAACATATCCAATATTTATCAAAAGGACACAGTAAAAGAAATTAAAATAACATTACTAGCAGACAAAGTTAAGGTAAAACTTCCAGATGGAGAAATAAAAGATATATCAGAAATGTAGAAAGTTGGTGGAAGAATGAAAAGAATGATTGATTTTATAAAATCTTGGCTTTATTATCCGAAAATGGTTAAATATTTGAAAGATAAATGCGGAATAGAATATAAAAATTCAAGATTTGGATATTCTTGGTGGCATTGTCATGCAGGAAAATTACAATAAAATTGCTGATATTAGCGGAAAGGAATTAAGATTATGAAAAAATTATTTGTAAGCGTACCCATGAAAGGAAGAACGGAGGAAGAAATCAAAGCAAGCATTCAGAAAATGAAAAAGATTGCCGAAGCCTACGAGGGTGAAGAGCTGGAACTTATTGACAGCTATATTGAGGATAATCCACCAAAAGACAACAATGAAGCAGTATGGTATCTTGGGGGAAGTCTTAAGAAACTTGCTCGAGCCGATGTATTTATTGGGATTCGCGAGAGTTATGATTGGAGCGGTTGTCAGATCGAAGGAGAAACAGCAGAAAGATACGGAATTAAAGGATATGTAATTCCTGTAAGATATGTAATAGACAATTATAATGAGCTTTTACAGAAACTACATTCGGTTGTTACGGCAGCTCCGGAAAAATAAATATTTATTACCGGTAATCAAAAGTGATTATCGCTACCCTAGAAAAATTATAGGCAGAGGTCTATAAGCACCTTTGCTGTGAAAGCGAGGTGCTTTTCTTTATGTCTGAATTAGAAAATCTGATTTCTGATTGCGAAAAGTATATTACCCGAAACGGAATTGATGAAAACATAGTAAATACATATTGTGATGTGTGCCAGTTGGCAAAGGATGAAAAGAAAACTGACTTGATGTTGAAATGCACAAAAAGAACAAAAGAACTAATAGAAGAATTATGTATGCGTGACACCGGTCTTGATATGTGGGGCATAGAAAAGTTTGTTTTCAAGAATAAAAGCTCTTTTGAATTGCTGGATAAATATTATGAGATTTTGTTGATCGAAGCTCAAAATAAAATTGTTGATAGTTTTTTTAGGTACATTGAGAAAAATAGAGAACCCAAAGAGCGATTTTATATGCCGAGGAGAAAACAATTTTTAAAAATCGGTCTTGTAGATGCTTTGCAAGGAATGATCGATGATAAGTACGATATTTTGTGTATTAGTTTAATACCGGGAGCCGGAAAGACGAGTATAGAAAAATTTTTTAATGCAGCAATTATCGGTTGGTATCCAATGGATTTTAATCTTTTTTATTCTCACAGTGGAGATATCACAAGGATGTATTATGATGGCGTTTACGACATTGTAACGAATAGTGACGAATATACCTGGAATGAAATTTTTCCAGATTTAAGCGTTACAAGCACAAACGCAAAGATGGAACAATTCAATGTGGGTAAATACAAACCGTTTCCGTCAGTGCAATGCACTTCCGTAGGCAGTAAAAATGCTGGTAAAGTCCGTGCATCTAAATTTCTATTAGTGGATGACATGATCGGTGGAATAGAAGAAGCTTTAAATCCAATGATTCTCGATAAATTATGGAATAAATATGCGGTAGATGCAAGACAAAGAAAAATTCAAGATACGGATGGAAATAACTGCAAGGAAATTCATATTGCGACTAGATGGAGTGTAAAAGATGTTATCGGGAGAATACAAGATAAGTATGTCGGAGATCCAAGGGTAAAGGTCATTGCGGTTCCGGATATAGATCCGAAAACGGGAGAAAGCAATTTTGATTATGAATTTTCTGGATTTACAAAGGAATTTTTTGAAGATCAGCAACTACTTATGGATGAAATTTCATATAAGTGCCTTTATAAGCAGGAGCCTATAGAACGTGAGGGTTTATTGTTTCCAGAAGATAAAATTCGCCGTTATCTTAATTTACCGCACGGAGAACCGGAAATTGTTACTGGTCAGTGCGATACAAAAGGAAAAGGAACGGACTATTTTGTGCTACCTGTTATGCAGAAGTACAGAGAAGATTATTACTGCGTGGACTGTGTATGCGATAACACGGCAGATTATGAAGAACAATACAGAAATGCTGCTGGAGTTCTTGTGAATAACAAAGTACAAGAGTGTGAATTTGAGCGTAATGCTGGTGGCGATCGTGTTGCTATGGAAGTAAATAAACGCGTAGAAAGCGTTGGGTGGATATGCAATATAACTGACGTGCCAACGGAAACGAACAAAGAAGCAAGAATTTTTCAGTGTTCAAACTGGATATTGCAGCATGTAATTTTCAAAGACAGTTCTCTTTATAAACCAAACGAGCCATATGGCGTGATGATGTCGTTATTAAAACAATATTCTGTATCTGGAAAAAAGCAATTAGATGATGTGCCGGATGTTTTTTCAAACTTTGCTCTAAGAATAACCCAAGGAAATAGAGTTGCAAAAGTAGAAGCGATGAAAAATCCATTTAGGAGGTATTGATATGAAAACTAAAGACTATTTATCACAAGTAAGCAGATTGAACAAAATGATAAACAATAAGTTGTCTGAAATACATCAATTAAGAGAGCTTTCTGTAAGCATATCAGCTATTGGAAATGATGAAAAGGTACAGACTTCTCCGAATTTTGACAAAATTGGAACGGCGATTGCAAAAATAGATGAACTGGAAAATAACCTTGACAAAATGATTGACGAATATTTGGTCAAAAGAGAAAGAATTATTGCTCAAATAGACACAATGGAAGAGGAAAGTGTTTATCAAATTTTATTTTCCCGGTACATAGAAAAAAAGACTTTTGAAAAAATTGCGACCGAAATGGAATATTCGTGGAGGCAGATTGTCAGATTACACGGAAAAGCGTTGCAACAATTTGAAAAAAAGTACGGAGAAGAATATTTGTAAATCGTGTCATAGAATGTCATATAGCTTTTATGATAATATATATCGTGAAGAAAGAGTTAAGGCTCATATCTTTACTCCTGTGATGTAGAGGGGACACCGTTTAGGTGTCCTTTTTCGTTTGAAAAAGAGGTATTTTATGGAGTATGTAAAAAGAACTATATATTGTCCAAATTGTGGTCGTAAAGTCGGAACTTATGACGGGAGAGGGACGATGAATATTGTTTGCCGGTGCAACAAATGTATGAAACGTGTTGTTTATTATCCGACAACTGGAAAAAGAGAAATTAAAAAGTTGCCTGCAAGGGAAACTTCGAGCGGTACGACGTTTTTTTAGAGGTGGAATTGTATGTTAAGAAACAAAATGCCATTTCGCGATATTGCGAAAGGTAGATACGGACGGAAAATTGCATATACGGACGTAGAAACAATAACAGCGAATAACATTTCTGATGTTGTCGGAAATTGTATTGGAATTTTTAACTACAATAAAACAGCTATTGAGTACCTTTGGAATTATTACAAAGGAGATCAGCCGGTACTTTACCGAACAAAGGTGTCAAATGAAGATATCACAAATAAGGTAGAGGAAAATCATGCATATGAGATTGTGCAATTTAAAGTAGGTCAGACTTACGGCGAGCCGGTACAGATGGTAAGCCGTAAAAATGATGAGAGTATCAACAAAGCCGTTGATGAATACAACGACTATACAACGGATGCTGACAAGCAGGAAAAAGATATCAAAGCCGGTGAATGGCAATCAGCCGTAGGAACATCGTTTAAAGCAGCACAATTTTCCGATGATGACATACCGTTCCGCATTGTTGCTCCATCACCAATGAATACGTTTGTTATCTACAGCAGACAAACGGAAGAGGCGTTGGTTGCCGTCCAAGAATTAAAAAATGAAGCTGGTGAATGGTATAAGCTTTGCTATACAAAGACATACGAATGCAAAATTGCAGACGGAAAAGTTTATGATTGGAAATTACATGGTTTTGGCGGTATTCCGATTGTAGAGTTTCCGAACAATCACGAAAGAATATCTGATATCGAACTTGTCATTGATATTTTAGACTCTATCAATACAATGCAATCGAACAGAATGGACGGAATTGAGCAATTCGTTCAAAGTTGGATAAAATTCGTAAATTGTGAAATTGATTCGGAAGAATTTGAAAAAATGAAAATGAATCGAGCCTTGGTTGTCAAGTCCATAAACAAAGACAATAAATCAGATGTTGATGTGATGACGCAGGAGCTTAATCAAACGGAATGCCAAGTGGCAAAAGATGATTTATGGGATAATGCCTTGTCAATTTTGGCAATCCCGAATAAAAACAATAATAATTCCGGCGGTGATACGCAGGGAGCGGTTCAACTTAGAAATGGTTGGGATTTTTCAAAGACAAGGGCAAAGCTGAAAGATCCATTAGTAAAGTCGGCAGAAAAGAAGCTGGCAAAAATTATTCTGAACATTATCAGGATAAAAGATCATGATCTGGGAATTACTTCAAGGGATTTTGATGTGCAGATCAATCACAGCCCACAGGATAATATGTACACAAAAGCACAAACGCTTACGGTACTTTTACAATGTGGTATTCATCCGCTTGTGGCTATTAAAACGGTTGGTCTTTGGGGAGATGCAGAAAAGACATTTATTCTTTCTGATCCGTACTTAAAAGCGAAATATCAAACGATTGATGATTTGGAAGAACAGGAAAGAAAAGCCAAGGAAATAACAGATAAATTAAATAACGACAATCCATTAGACAAAGAGATAGATAAAACGGTTGCTGAATAATCAGTAGCCGTTTTTATTTTATAAAAATTCGCAAAGTTGTGAGCGTAAAAATCAACAATGTCAATCGGTGTCGTTGCACCGTATAAAAAATCGTATGACATATCGGAGGTAATTATGAAAAGAGAAGAACTTATTGCTATGGGAGTTAGCGAAGAAGATGCTGACAAGATTATGGCAGATTACGGCAGCTCAATCCAAAAGGAAAAAGCGAAAACAGCTCAGTACAAGGAGCAAGCGGAAAAAGCGGATGAGTTGCAAAAAAAGCTTGATGATTTTGAAGCTGGAAACCTTACAGAGCTTGATAAGGCTAACAAGGCTTTAGAAACGGCTAATCAGCAGATTGCAGAGTTGCAAAAAAATAATGCAATTAGAGATCTTCGTGAAAAAGCTATGACAGATTTTCGCATCACAGCAGAACAGGCAAAAGAAGTTGTTGGTGATGATGGAAATTTCGACACGGCTGCTCTTGGAAAAATTATGTCCGAGAAAGAAACCGCTGCCGCACAGGCAAAAGAGCAGGAAATCGCAAACGGTTCTACAAATCCGGGCGGTGGAAATGCCGGCGGTGATAAAGACAAAGAAAAAACAGCGGACGTTGAAAATGCTGAAAACATTACTTTCGGCATTGAGACAAGCGCAGAAGATCAAAACCATTATGTGATTTAAGGAGGTAAAAGACGATGGGAAAACCTATTACGAGAGATTTTACGCAGAGTAAAGGCATTTTAAAGTTTTTCCCTTATGAGGGAGCGGCTTGCGTAGTAGCACAGTCCGGTGTTACTGCTGATTCGAACGGGAGAAAGATTGTTCCAGCAGGAACACCATATCCAACAAATGATGACGGGTGTTTAGGCTATCTACTTCACGATGTTGATGTTACACAGGGTGATTCCCCTGGTACATATGTTTACCAAGGAACTATTGACTGGGAAAAAGTGAAGAGCATTAGTCCAGCTATTTCAGAAGCGGCAAGAAAGGCAACACCAAGAGTTACGTTTTACGGAGCAGCAAAAATTTCGCAGGCAAGCGAAGTAAAAGGAGATTAACAAGGAGGTAAAAAACTATGGCATTACCATTAGCAGAAGCATTTACAGCGAGAAGTCTCGGCGTAATGTGGGATAATTATAAAAAGACATTAGGAACGGCTCCTTATCTTGGACGTTCTAAGTTTGGAACAAGAAAGCAGGACAGTCTTGATCTTAGGTTTATCAAAGGAAAGAGCGGACTCCCGGTTTCTCTGAAAGCATCCAACTTTGACGCACAGGCAGAGTTAAGAGATGTTGGAGGATTCTCTGACATTCAGAATGAGATGCCTTTTTACCGTGAGAGTTACATGGTGACAGAGAAAGAAGAGCAGGAGTACGCTAATTATCAAAGTGCTGAAAATTCAAGTCTTGCAAACAGTGTTCTTCGTGAGATTAGCAAAAAGCCAATGAACCTTATCGAGGGAGCTAGGGTTGTTCCGGAGAGACAGATTTGGCAGTTGTTAGCACCGGAAGACGGTATCCCAAAGATTGATGTTGTTTTAGGTGATAAGAAATACACAATCGACTATACAGCAGATAATGGAGCAGAGCATAAAACAGACCACTTTGTTGAGTTTAAGAATACAAGTGCGTGGGATAAGTCGGCAACAGCAACCCCTCTTGATGATCTTATTCAGACAAGACGTGAGTTTGCAAAGAAAACCGGATATTCACTTACACGCTTTACGATGAACACGGAAACTTGGGAAATGGTTCTCAAGGCAGAGGATACAAAGAAGCAGGTGCTTGGAATTACCGCTTACAATGGTGGAATCAGATTGCAAACCGGACAGGTAACAGAGTATCTTCGTGGTTACGGTATTGAAATCGAGATTTATGACAAGCTGTACATTGATCCTGCAGATGGAAAGACAAAGAACTTTGTACCTACCGGTATTGTGTCAGCGCAGTCTGGTGGAATTTTCCTCGGTGAATATGTATTCGGCAGAACTCCAGAAGAGAGAAGTGGAAGCCTTACAGACGGAAATCTTTCTATTGTGGAGACTGGTATTTCTGTTTACACATATGCCACAAATCATCCTATCAACACTCACTGTGTAGTATCTATGATTGGACTTCCTACTTTCGAGGGAATGGACAGCGTAGTCGTCATGAAGGTCAAGGAGGATGAGTAATGGTTGCAACGCATTTCGTAAAAATCAACGGCGTGTGGTATAGACCGGGAGAGGAAATCAAGGAAAAAGCAGAGGATAAAAATACTTCTGCTTTTTCTAATTATATGAATCCGCCGGAATATACCAAAACCGAAATATCCCGTATGAGTACGGCTGATTTGAAGAAACTGGCAAAAGACCTTGATATTGAAGAGGCTGACAAATACACAGGGGCAGACCTCAAGAAGCTCTTGATTGATAAGCTTGGTTTGTAGGAGGAATCCGTATGTCAAAATACAGCACGTTAGAGCAGGTGAAAATCCGATTAGAACAATTTCATATTGATACGGTTGATAACGGCGATAACACCACTTCTGACGTTGTTGTTTTTGACGAAAAGGAAGAAAATCCTCTTATCGAACAGCTTATAGAGCAGGCAACGGAAGAAATAAGGACATTAAGGAATTATCCGGATAGTTATACCGATGAGCGAATAGACGAAGACTTGAAGAAATATCAATCAGTCATTGTCAACCTTGCTGTGTATGACTATTCTCAAGCTGGCGAATCATATATGTCTTCTTTTTCTGAAAACGGCATTAGCCGTAATTGGAAAGACAGAAAAGAATTGCTGGCAGGAGTCTTTCCGTTTGCTAAAGTCTTATAGAAGATTGTGCGTTGCGATTTTGTTGACCTTAACAAAATGGTAGCAGGCGGCACGCTTTAAGGGTGGTGGGCGGCGTGCCATTTTTTATGAAAGGCGGTATATATGAATATAATGCCAATTATTATAAGCGGCGTTTCGGTCGTTTTTTCCGTCTTTTTCGGCTTTTTTAGCTTAAGTTACAATGCAAAAAATAGTAAACATACAGACACTAAGGAAATCGAAGATAGGGTAAAGGAAAACACTAAAATCAATATGAAATTAGATGAAATACTTGACACTATCAATGAAATGAAAAATGAACGGTCTGAAATGAAGAAGGAGCTTGATTCTCACGATAGCAGGATTACGGTTGTTGAAGAAAGCGTAAAGCAAGCTCATCATCGTATTAACGAAATTGCGGAACGTATAAATTGTAAGGGGGCATCGTAAATGAGAGATTGGAAAGACTGGGCGAAGAAAGCAGGAATCAGAGCGGTAAAGACAGTTGCACAAACGGCAATCGGTGTAATCGGTTCAAGTATGGTTCTTAGTGCGGTAGATTGGAAAGTAGTAGTATCTGCTTCTGTTCTTGCCGGACTGGTATCTTTGCTTACAAGCGTTGCCGGACTGCCGGAGGAAGATGCAAATGAGCTTAAAGGCTAACAAGCAGAAAATGAAATATTCCCGTGCCGGTCAGAAAATAACCATTTATGAGACGGACGATGAAGGAAATCGTAAATTTTACGAAACATCAGACGGCGAAAAAATCTATTACACAAAAAAAGTGGATGGATTTTCGGAGCCGGTATCGTTTATGGCGAATATTAGCAATAAGCTGTCAGAGGTTCTTGTCAAAGAGTTTGGTATTGATGATAGCACATCTTACTGCCAGATCACGACAGACAAAGGCTATTTGCCGATTAAGTCCGGTGATTATATTTGGAAAAAATCTGATGTGGAGCATACGAAAGAAGGTCTTGTTGATATCTTAACCGCTGACTACATCGTCAAAGGTGTGGCTGACGAAGGATTGACAGTAGACCTTTTTCTTTTGCAGAAAACAACAAAGTAGGCGGTTTTTATGAAGGTAAAAATGGGGTTGTCGCAGAAATCTATTCAAGAAGCGATAAAGCAGATTGAAAAATATAAATCTGATATCAATAGAAAATGCGAAGAGTATGTTGACCGGTTAGCAAAAATTGGAGAGAGAGTAGCTATACAAGCAATCAATGAAAGCCCCATCGGGAATCAAATAACTCTTAGCATAGACAGAGAACCGTCTAAAATGGGCTGTAAAGCTGTTTTAATTGCCACTGGTAAAGTGCATGAGGTAAAAGACAGAGATCCGTTCTACACAGTTTTAGCGGTGGAATTTGGTGCAGGTATCCATTACAACCCGGAGCCTAACCCGAAAACAAATGATATGGGCTATGGTGTCGGAACATATCCGGGGCAAATACACGCCTTTGAAGATGGGTGGTACTATCTAGGTGAGGATAATAAGTGGCATTATTCGAGAGGTATTAAAGCAACAATGCCTATTTATAAGGCAAGTATGGAGATTATTTCGCAATATGAAAAGATTTTCAAGGAGGTGTTTAGCTGATGGTAGATAACAGTTGGGCGTTTGAACTTGGAAACACGATTTTTTATGTTGTGAAATCCAGAGCAGAGCCTATTTTGCAAAAGAAATTCCCAGATGTGTATATCACGGATGAGGGAGAAACAAATCAGAAACCTATTTTTCCGACTGTTTACATTCACGAACTGTCTGGATTAGAACAGGGACAAACGCTTGACGGGCAAACCGTCAATGCGGTTTTGGAAACTATACAAGTCGATATTTCTTCAAATACAAGCGGTTCAGACGTTCGATTGGTAACGGCAACCGTGGCAAATGTGTTCAAGGAATTGAGATTTGACGCTGTCGGTATGCCGGCTTACGGAAAGTCTGACGGCATATATACTTCCACTATGCGTTTTAGACGCTTATATGGAGCGAACGACACTATTTTGTAACTATATGTACCGGGCATTTATTGAAATGTTCGCTGACCGCAATAATTAGCGGTAGAAAGAGAGGTAAATAATGGCAGATAATACATCTTATGTGGCTGGTGTTAGCACCAACGGCACCACTCTGTCCTATGGAATTGAAACGGTGGCTGGTCAAAAACCAACCGCATTTACGTTGCTTCACAGAATTAACTCTATTGATGAAGTAACAGTTGAGCCGGAAGCGATTGACGCTTCTTCCTTGGAAGATAAGCAGACAAGAAATATCGCCGGTAGAGATACCGTAACGGAAAATTACGTTGTAACTGTAAATAAGACAGACCAAACGGTCAAGGAATGGACAGATCTGATCAGTGAAGCACAGACGGCTAAAGCAGCTGGTAAAAGAGTTTGGTTCCAAGAAATTACGGAGGGTCTTACAAATGCAGAGTTTATCGTTGCATCCCCTCCTGCTAGAATTCCAAAGACTGCAAAAGAGCAGAACGGACTTCTTACAATGCAGATGAACTGTATCACGGACGAGCTTAAAGGAGAGGATACAGCTGTAACTCCTACCGAACATTCGGGGGAATAAATAGCCAGTCTGAAACGAGTAGTAAAAAGGCTGTGGCTGGCTATGACGAAACAGCCGTAGATGATACAGAGCTTAATAATTAGTTTATAAGGGGCGGTTTTCGGACTGCCCATTTCCCTTATAAAAAGGGAGGGAAAGGATAGGTAAAATGCATAAGGTTTTAAATATTTCTGGAAAAGATTATAAGATTGAATTTTCTGTAGAAGCTTCGCTGTATGGGGAGTGTACAGAGAAAGTAATCAATCTTATGACGGCAGTTAATGAAGATGGCGATAATGCTGATAGCGTTAAGGCAAAATTCAAAGGGATTTCCGATATTCCTCAAGTGGCTCTTTCTATGTTTTATGCAGGTCTTATGGAGCATCACGGGACAGAAGAGGGAGACGGAGAGGTGCCGGATAAGAAAACGGCAAAAATCCTTTTGAAAAGTTATATCAAGGAAAACAACGGAAATTTCTGGTCTGTTATGGAAATGTTGTTAGATCAGATGGGTGAAGATGGTTTTTTCAAACTGATCGGTCTGGAAGAGATGATGTCTCCGATGACCGAAGAGAAAGAGCCGAAGAAACCACAGGATCACAAGAAGAAGCAGACAAAAGTTTCCGAGAGCGAGTAATTGAAGATTTGTTACCGGCAGCATTGAAAATCGGGTTGACAGAGTATGATTTTTTTCATATGACTCCGGCGGCGATAAATCGAAGAATTACAGCATATAACGACAGATTGAAAAGCGAAAACGATGATAAAGAGTATTTCGCTTGGCTTATAGGTTTTTACACGCAATTTTCAATCGGAAGTGCATTTAATGGTGACAAGATAAAATATCCGGAGAAGCCTTTTTATTCAAACGTTGAATCAGATAAAGATTCTGACAAAACCAAAAATAATGAGGAAGAAGCGGAAATGCGAAGACTGGATGCTCTTACAAGACGTGCAAATCATAAGCTTGAAATTCAGAGCAGAAAGTTAATGGAAAGTAACGGCGAGGTGTAAAAGCCCCGCCGTCTTTTTTTGAATGGAGGAATAAAGATGGCAAAGATTACAGCGGTAACAGTACACGGTGGTCATAATCCGCAAGGAAAGATTGCCTGCGGTGCCAGTGATTACATTGACGAAAGTAAGGAAGACAGAGTCGTTACAAAAAAGGTAGTAAAGCTTCTGAAAAAGAACGGAATTAAGGCTTACAACTGTACAGTGAATAACGGAACAAGTCAAAATGACGTTCTTCGTAAGATCTGTGCAAAGTGCAATTCAAAGAAAAGAGATGTTGATATTTCTATTCACTTCAACGCAGCTAATCATCAAAAAATGAGAGATAAGAAAAATGTTGGTACAGAGGTTTGGGTAAGAAATACAGACGGCGTCCGTGGCGATTTGGCTAAAAGGATTTGCAATAAGATTTCCAAAATCGGATTTACAAATCGTGGTGTTAAGGCTACGCAGAATCTTTGGTTCCTTAATAAGACAAACAGACCGGCATTGTTGATTGAGGTTTGTTTTGTGACTGATCCGGACGATTTCGACCTTTACAAAAAGTCAAAAGATAAGATTGCACAGGCAATCGTAAATGCTATTTTGGCATACAACAAGGCACAGTAATGAAAGTGGGGTGCGGTAATGGCTACAGAGGAAAGCTTAGAGTTAGAAATTGAAGCGAGTGCGAAAAAGGCAAATGCCGCACTTGATAGCCTTATAAAAAAGCTTGGTGCGGTTTCTTCCGCTATCGGAGGAGTTAATACATCTGCACTTGGCAATTTTGCTAAAAATATCAATGGTATCGCTAAAAATGGAGGTCTGAAAGATACCAAAGCCGCTATTGATGGGATTGATAAGTCTGTAAAAAATCTCGGAAAGAGAAAAACAAAAGTCAATGTCGATACAAAAACCGGAATGGCTGCTATTAGCGCATTACAGGAAAAATTTTCTGAAATCGGAAAAGATGCAAAGTTTGATGGTTCTACCGTACAATTACAGAAAGAGTATGACAAGCTTTCTGCAAAGCTGGATAATTTATCAGAAAAAGAGAAAAAGGCACTGGCTACCGGTAGTGCATCTACTGGTAAAAGCTCCTTTGTAAATATGCAGTACGATATTGCAGAAACCATTAACAAAATGGACGTTCTTTCAGAGAAAATGAAAGAAATGGCAACATCACAAAAGCAGATTCAGATTAACCGTAGCGATAATGGTGGTCTGAAAGACACCAAAGCCGCACAACCAAAGACTTCCTATATTCCGAAATCGGCAGTTGGATATTCTGATTCTTTGATGCAAACCATTGAAGAAACTAAAAAAGCAGAAAAGAGTACAAACGAGTACGGGGATGCTCTTAATAATGCAAAGCAACGTCTTAAGGAATTATCTAGCCAAGGATATTCTGCCGGAGATAAAGAGTGGAACGATGCATATTTAGCTGTTGAAAAGCTTAATAAAAAGGTAAGCGATTATAAGGAAGAGTTAAAAACCGGTCTTAATCCGAATTTGGATGGTATTTCAAGATATACCGCTATGGTGCAGGACGCTAAATCGTATTTGGCAAGCGTAGAGCAAAGCGGTCTCGGAATGGGTACTTCTGAATGGGATGCCGCATATATGACTTTGACAAAAGTCACAGACGAAGCTAAGAGATACAAGGCGGCACTTAATCAGAAAGCAAAAGGCATCACTACTGATATTGCAGAAACGGACAGTTTAGATGCGAAAGTCAGCAAATTAAGGGCAAACCTTAAAAAGATGCAATCTGCCGGTATCGGTTTCGGAAATGAGGGATTTGATAAATCATACCAAGAGCTTGTAAAGGCAGAATCAGAGCTTAAGGCTTACAAAAAAACACTGAATGACACCGGAAAAGATGCCGGTACTTTTCAAAGCCGTATGATTGCGGCTTTTTCTAATATTGGCAAAAACATTAAGGCTTCCAATGCTTCTATTGGTTCTTTCTTTTCCAGAATGAAAAGCGGCTTTTCTTCTCAAAGAAAATTAAGCAGTGGATTCGGTGGCATTGCATCCAAGCTAACAAAGCTTGTTATCGGAGTAAATGCGGCAAAGGGAGCCTTCAACGGTCTAAAATCAGCAATGGACTATTCCTCTAATTTGACAGAGGTTCAGAATGTCGTTGACGTTGGATTCGGAAAATATAAAAGCAAAATTGAAGATTTAGCAAAAACATCCATTCAAGACTACGGTATGTCTGAATTGACAGCAAAACAGATTGCCGGACGTTTCCAAGCGATGGGAACAGCAGTCGGATTTTCACAAAAGAAAATGTCCGGAATGTCTGTAGAGTTGACAAAGCTATCTGCTGATATGGCATCTTTTTACAATGTAAATCAAGAAGATGTTGCTAAATCTATGCAATCCGTGTTTACCGGGACAACAATGCCACTTAGAAAGTATGGAATCGACCTCACACAGGCAACTCTTCAAGAGTGGGCGCATAAGCAGGGCGTAGATGCCAATATGAAATCTATGTCGCAAGCAGAAAAGACAATGCTCCGCTATCAATATGTGATTTCACAAACTGGTGCTGCACAGGGAGACTTTGCTAGGACATCTAATACCTGGGCAAACCAAACCCGTATGCTTCAGCAGAATTTTCAGCAGTTAGGCTCTACGATTGGTCAAATTGCGATTAACGCTTTTAAGCCATTTGTAAAGGCTATGAACAGCACTTTGATTCGGCTGGATAAGTTTGCAAAGTCAGCCAGAGACGCACTTGGAAAGATTTTCGGATGGGAATACGAAGAGGGCGGCGGCGTTACCCAAAATTACAAGGATGATATGGAAGATGCCGCTGACGGAGCAAACGATACAGCTGATGCCACCAAAAAGGCTACAAAAGCACAGAAAGAGTTTAATAAGCAGTTGCAAGGCTTTGACCGTCTGAACAACCTCACATCTTCAAAAGATAAGGATAATGACGGTGCCGGAAAGGGTAGTGGCACTAGCGTTGGTGAACTATCCAACATTGGCTCTGGAAGTGGAGGAAAATGGAAGCAGAAAGACAGTATTTTCAAGAAATTTGAAAGTGATATTGATACACTTGAAAAGCTTGGTAAGAAGATTTCTACAACATTGTCAAAGGCTATGGAGGATATTGACTGGAAATCCATTTATCAAAAAGCGGCAGGATTTGGAACGGGGCTGGCATCGTTTCTTAACGGACTTTTTGCAGGAGGCGAGGGAGCAAGACTTTTTTCTGATTTAGGAAGCACTATTGCAAATTCTCTGAATACAGTCCTTACTGGCTTAAACAGCTTTGCGACAACTTTTAGTTGGGATGAATTTGGAAGAAACTTGGGAATTGGCATCAACGGATTTTTTACGACTTGGGATGCCGGTCTTACTGCTGATACATTTAATAATATGGCAAATGGCGTTCTTACGGCAATGGCATCAGCACTTAACCGTATTCACTGGGATTTGATTGCTAAACGAATAGGAGAGCTGATAAAGGGGATTGATACCAAAGGAATCGGGGAAAATTTCGGGAAGCTTGTCAATTCTATGGTGAATGCTATTTATACTTTGGTATCTAATAAGGAGACTTGGAAAGATTTAGGCACAAAGATAGGTGATGGAATAAATGGTTTCTTTAAAGGCATGGGTTCTGATGGTTGGAAAAAACTAGGAAATTCAATCAGTAAGACTATAAGCGGATTTGCTACAGCGATTACAACAGCTCTCAAAAAGGTAAAATGGGAAAAAGTAGGTCAAGCAATCGGAGATTTTATTTCTGGCATTAAATTTGGTAAAATCGCATTTGACCTTTTGAAGCTGGCAAAATCGCTGGCATCAGCAATAGCAAAAGCCATTAAGGGTTCCATGGAAAAAGCACCTATTGAGACTGCATTGATTGGAATTTTTGCAACTTTAAAATTCACAGGACTTGGCAAATGGGTGTTTAATAAATTAGCATCAAAAGTGATGTCAAAAATTGCTTTATCGCTAGGGGCAGAAGAAGCAACAAAAGCCGGAATAGGAACAGCAATTGCTAAATCGGTAGGAGGAGCAGTATCAAAGGTGCCTGCCGCAATCGGAACTTTTATGTCAAGCGGAGCCGCAGCTACAGCTGCAAGCGTTCTTGGTGGAATTGTAGCAGCATTGGCGGCTGCATTTGCTGGATTCCATTTAGGAAAGTGGATAGGCGATAAGCTTGTTTCTGATGATATGAAGCAGTATAAGTATGATTTCAAGTTTAAAGACTTATTCACATACGATCCTAAAGAATGGGCGCAAGGGATCAAGGACTGGTGGGGAGATGTAACAGGAAAGAACGAAACGGAGGGCGGTGCAGGTCACAGCTTCGATGTAAAATACAAAGTTGATACTTCGGCAATCAATAAGGCTGACGAAAGCCTGAAAAAGACACGAACAGTTACAACAAAGCTAAAAGCTGAAAAAGCGCCGGATTTTGTTGATGGATATAAGAAGTATTTTCAATTACAAAACAAAACGATTAAGGCTAATCTGAAAATGATTGGTGATATCGAAAAACTTAGAGAAATGTCGAAGAATCCATTGCTTACCGATAAGGGAAAAGCGAATTCGATTAAAAAGACTGTCGAGCTTGAGGTAAAACTTAAGCAAAAGAACGGCAAGGCTCTGCAGGTTGACGAAAGCACACTCAATGTGCTTAATAATTTAAGCAAAAAAGCTGATGGAGGTATTTTCTCCGGCGGTAAATGGAAAAGCATTAAAGGATATGCAGGAGGAGGTGCTCCTAATATGGGGCAAGTGTTTATGGCGAGAGAAGCGGGTCCGGAGCTTGTCGGAACGATTAACAGACATACCGCTGTCATGAACAACGATCAAATTGTTGCTTCTGTGTCAGATGGCGTATTCAATGCATTAAACCCAGTGCTTACAAAAATGGTCGTTGCAATCAATAAGATGAATAGTGGTGGAAAAGGTCAAGCTCTTTACGTCGAGGGAGTGTCTGATGGTGACATTGTCAGAATTACGACCGATGCAAACGAAAGATTTAAGAAAGCAAACGGCAGATCGCTTTATGCATAGACAATCTGTCGTTTGTAGTGTATAATAGGGTAAATTTTAAAAACAGGAGGGAGAAAATTTTATGAAAAATCAAAAAAATAAAGGTGGATGCTTGAAAACTATAATTTGTCTTTTCTTGGTTCTTGGGTTTTTTAGTTGGATATTTGGATTGGATGATTCGGACACAGACGATGATACAAGTAGTGGATATGAGGAGGAGTATGTTCCTCCGACAAATATTCCTAATCAATTAAAAAAGGTGAAAAAGAAAACATTTTACCAAAAACTTGAAGATGGAATAGGAAATAAGAAAGTTGCAAAAAAGACATATAATGTCTTGAAAAAGAAAATAGGATTTACAAAATTAGATTATAAAAAGAAGCTAAGCGGAACAACAAATTATAAAATAAAGGCAAATGGTTACGATGTAGTAATAACAGCAAGTAACAAGCTTTATAGAATATTTACACCCAGAGGATACACTTGGTATGAAAATGGAAAAGTAAAAAACACATATAAAAAAATAAGAAGAAAAGAAAAAAGAACAAGCATTTCTTCTTCTGCTAGAGTTACATACTATAGCATGGCAAAAGAGATTGTTGAACAAGGTCTTTCTAATCCGGGTTCGGCAAAGTTTCCATCCATGACATTTCATCCGGGGGATATAGCAATGAGCAGAAATGGAAAGCTTGTAACTGTTCAGAGTTATGTGGATGCCGAAAACGCATTTGGTGGAACGGTTAGAAATAACTGGACGGCTCAATTTAGAATGAAAAGCATGAAAAACTATACATATAATGTTCAGTATCTTGAAATTGGCGGGCAGAAAATCTATGGTAGTTATAAAAAATAAATAAAATTTTAAGTTTTTACAAAGAGTGGATAACAATATCCGCTCTTTTTAATTTCCGGCTATGTCTATTCAGAGCCGCTAACCTTTAATAATTGGAGGTAGAAAATGGCAGGATTTGAGAAAGCAAAAGGTCTTGTTTCGATAGCAACCGGTTATTCCGGCGGTGATTATCAGTATACAAAAATTGATAAATACATTGCCGCTGACAATCTTAATATCACTCCCGGAAGAGCGCAGGACTTAGACAGCTATGTAAATGCAAACGGTCACCTTAAAAGAAATGTGATGAAACACATGCGTGACGGAATTGCATTTTCGACCATTTACATGAAAAACACCACTATGCGTTCTTTCATGAACATACTTACTACCGGCATGAAGCAAAAAGATTGTGCAGGATTGCCGGAAAAGAAAATAAGGATACGGTATTTCAACGAATGGACTAACAATTATGACCATGGATTTTTTTATGTTCCGGACGTTCAATTTCAGTATGGAGGCACTTATGAGGGTGTCCCAACGTATATGCCTATTTCGTGGGAATTTATTGAGTATTAAGGAGGCGCCGCATGCTTAATCTGACAGACGAACAAAAAGCTATGTTTTATTCTTCTGGATATTACAAGGCATACAGGATGGTTTTTGATGATATCAACTTGACGATTGACAACGAAATCATCCATCAAGAAAGTGTTACAATTACTCAATCTATCTGTAGCGATGAAGAGTTGTCTTTGGGCGGTTGCATCGCTTCTAGTATTGAATTTGAAGTATCGGAGGTAATGGACAGGGATGTAACCGGCTTGGAATTTAAGTGCTATATGGATGTGGAGGATGCAGAAGGAAATACCGTTTTAACAATCCCTATGGGGGTATATCGTGTCGATAGCGCGAAGTGTGTGGATGATAAGGACTATAAGAAAATAATCGCATATGACGCACTTTACGATGCGTCAGAAGATGTGTCGGAGTTTTATAACAACATTTTTGCGGAAAATGAAACGATTTCATATGCCGAGTTTCGATTGAAGATTTTAAATCATTTTGGAATTGATTTCGTGGGACGGAATTATATAAATGACGATGAAACAGCAAAAAAGACATTGTCTCCGCAGGGGAATTTGACTGGAGTAATGATTTTGAAGTGCATTTGCGAAGCAAACGGAGCATTTGGTTACATTGATAGAAACGGTAAGTTTGCGGAAACAATCGCAAGGGAAGCGGCAGGACTATTTCCGGAAGAAGATTTATACCCGGCAGAGGATTTATACCCGGAAAGCGGAGCGAACGTTCAATATGTCGGCACAGAAACAGACAAAGCGCAGTATATCAATACAAAATTTGAAGAATATGAGACAATGCCTATCACATGCGTGACTATCAAATCATCCGCAGATGACATCGGTGTTGCTTCTAGTGATGACGAAAGTAACCCGTATATCATTTCTTCAAATTTTTTATTTTACGGAAAAACTCAAGAAGAGCTTAAAAGTATCGGAAAAGGGATACAAAGCGTGTTAAGTGGTTTTGTTTACAGACCGAACGAAACTACGCTTGAGGGATTGCCTTATATGGATGTTGGCGATTGGTATTCTCTTGTAAAAAATAGAGATAGCGTTGTTTCGCCTGTACTGTCAAGAACGCTTACGGGTGTTCAAGGTCTAAGAGATACGTTTTCGTCAAAAGGAAATAAGGTCAGAGCGAATGAAATCACAAGCCGTGATGAATTGGTTCAACTTATGGGTATAAGCCTTGAGATAAAGA